AAGAAAAAAAATTAATAAAAGAAAAATACGATAGAATAGTGAATATAGGAAAAGAAACAGGTATGCCTAATTCTAAAGTTAAAGATTTATTATCTGATAGTATCGGAACTTTATCCGAAGTATATGATAGAGCAAGAGAAAAGAAAGATAAATTTACAGGTGGTGTACCCGGAAGTTTTGATAGGTATTTTTCTAAAGAAATGAATATTGCAGAAAAATTAATTAAAAAAGAAAAGAGAATAATGCAAGAGGGAAAGTATAACCCTAAAACAGACGAGGTAGAAAGAAAAGGACCTAGAGGAGATAAAACAAAGAAATACTCTAATAGTGTTAGAATCATAGAATAATGCCTCTATCCGATGCAGATAAGAAAAAAAGATTTTTACAGAGAAATAATCTCAAAGGTTTTAACAAACCTGTTAGGACTACCGAAGGTGGGAAGAAAGGTAAAGTCGGTGTTCTCGTTGATGGCCGACCAAAACTCATTCGATTTGGTGATGCATCGATGGGTCATAACTATAGTAAAGAAGCAAGGGCTTCGTTTAAAGCAAGGCATCGTGCTAATATTAAAAAAGGTCCAAGCAGTGCTGCTTACTGGGCTAACAAAGTTTTATGGGCAGGTCCAGGAGGTAGTAAGAAAAATCCTCCCGCCAATCAAAAGATTAAAAAGGGGATGGCCTAGTAAATATTTATTATGAGTGGTAAAAAATACAATAACGTAGTTAGAACTCTCAGCAATGAACTAGCTGATATTGCTCAATCTAATAATCAACAAAAGGCTGTAGAAAAAAAATTAAAGACAGCGGGGCAACAAGCTGTTGCAGGTACTGTCGGATTAACACTCAAAGCCTTAGGTCAAGAAGAAGCAGTTAATAAAGCAAAAAATAAAATAGAAAACTTTATTGAAAAAAAATTACCTTATACAAAATATGCTTTACTTGATACAAAAAAAGTAGGTATCCAATACGGAAATAAAACTTTTAATTCTTCTTTCACTATGAATAAAGAAGGTAATGTTAATCTTAAATTAAATAAAACATTTAAGAATAATTTAAAAACAGAACTAGAAGCTGATAAGAGTAAAGTTTCCTTTGGGTTAAAACTAGACTTTTAATGCCTGACCTTAGTAGTAGTAAATTTTTTACAGAATCAGTTAATGTTACTTCTACTAGTGCTGATGGTAGTGCTGATGTTATTTATACTGTACCTAATAACTTTAGTTCGATTGTTCGATATTTATTGTTAAGCAATGGAACAAATTCTACAAAGAAAGCCTATATTCAATTTTATCATAATGATGATTCTTCCTATCATTACTTGGCAAAAGGATTATCCATGGCAGGTAATAGTATTACAAGTTTAAGTGAGTTTGGAAATTTAAATTTACATGAAGGAGATAAAATCGTAGCCTATATAGAAGCAGGAATGGATTTAGATGTAACTATTTCTGTTGAAGAATACTACGACCCTAATAGATAATGCCACTTAGTAAAAAAGGAACAAAGATTAAAAAAGCCATGGTTAAAACCTATGGCAAAGAAAAAGGGAAACAAGTTTTTTATGCGTCTGCTAATAAAGGCGTTATTAAAGGAGTTAAGAAAAAGAAATGAGACTATCAGGTTTAGGTAAAAAAACAATGGCTGAGTTTATGAGAAGACATGGAAATGCCCGTGGTAAAAAATTATTTTATCAACGAGTAGAGTCTGGACAATTAAAGTCAATGTTTATTGGTGAAAAGCCAAAGCCAGTAGAAAAGAAAATAGAACAACCTACTGTTGAAGAAGTTAAAGTCCAAGAACAACAAGAAGAATCTATTTTAGATAAGGTTAAAAAAGTTTTAAAAGTTTAATGATGCCTTCGGGGTCATTAAATCTTACATATGTAAGATAATATATCTAGCTTAAAGCAAGGAGGTATAACATGACTTTTACACTAGATAAATACATGCCCTATACAATAGGGTTTGATTCATTCTTTAATACACTTGATTCTATAACAGGAACAGATGTTAAAGGATATCCACATTATAACATTAAGAAACTTGATGACAATAAATGGAGTATTGAATTAGCTCTCGCTGGATTCAGTAAAGATGATATTGAAATTGAAGTCAAGGATAATGTAATGACAATTAATGGAGAACTAAAAGAAGAAAATAATGAATATGTTTATAAAGGCATATCTTCTCGAAAGTTTTCTAAATCTTTTACCTTAGCAGAATTTACAGAATGTGAATCAGCGAAAATGGAAAATGGAATCTTATCTATTATCTTGGAAAAAAATATTCCCGAAGATAAGAAACCACAAAAGGTAAAAATAAAATAGATGCCAATTTATTCTTTTAGGAATAAAAAAACGGGGGAGGTCTGGGATGAGTATCTACCCTTACAGGATAGAACCAAGCCACTCAGAAATAAAAATGTCGAGATGGTGATAACTGCACCTAACCTCTCCTTTATTGCTAGAAGTGAACACAAAGGTAGAGACCAAATTCTAGATACTGCTAGAAGAGGAATGAAGGAAGCACAGATAGAAGAGTCTATCGGTATTCGAAAATCTCCTGAATGGGTTCAAGAAAAAAGAGAAAAGAAATTACAAAAAATAAAAAATGTTAGTTCCTGATAACGACAAGAATGATGTTGCACTAACAGATAAGCAACAAACTTTTTTAGATGCATTGTTTGGTGAAGCACAAGGTGACCCTAAGATAGCAGGTGAAATTGCAGGATACGCAGATTATCATACACCTTTAAAATCTTTAAAGGATGAGATTATTGATAGAGCAGAAAAATTATTAGCCGCCTTTGCACCGAGAGCTAGTATGGGAATGATTAATGCTTTACAAGAAGATGGTTCAACACCGGGAGCATCGATACGAATGGAAGCGGCCAAACAAATTTTAGATAGAGTAGGACTAGCCAAAAGAGAAAAGGTAGATATTAATGCAAAAGTCGCACACGGAATCTTTATCTTACCTCCAAAAGACAATGGATGAAGATAAGCCAATTACTCGAAAAAGAGCAAGTAGAGTAATTCCTTTAGGGTATAAAGTCTCAGAAGAAGATGAGAATGTTTTAATACAAATACCTGAACATATGGAATTAATACAAAAAGCAAAAAGTTTTATAGACAATAACTGTACTTATCGAGAAACAGCAGAATGGTTATCACATCATACAGGTAGAAAAATTACAGGTATGGGTTTAAGAGAAGTTTTAAAAAGAGTGATACATAAAGGGTGGTAGACGAACCTAAACCAAAAAATGCTGGTAGAAGAAGAAGAACTAGCGTCTATGCTCCTCTTACAATTAAAGAGAAGAAAGCAAGAAAGTCTGCCCAAGACATGCTTCGAGAAAAGAAAAAAGAACTCGAAAAAGCACAAAAGAATTTTTGGGCAACAAAGAATAGACTTAAAGAGATTGACGAAGTCTTTGATGGTAAAAAGCAAATCATTGAAGAGGATAAAATTGAAGAAGCCTCTCCAAATATTAAAGCTGCATTAAAAGATAAAGAAGTTATTTTTGAGCCAAATACTGGCCCACAAACAGAGTTTCTCGCATCAAGTGAAAGAGAAGTCTTTTATGGTGGAGCAAGAGGTGGTGGTAAATCCTACGCCATGTTGGTTGACCCATTACGATATTGTCACAAACAAAAACACCGAGCATTGTTAATACGTAGAACAATGCCAGAACTAAGAGACTTAATTAATCACTCTCAACAATTGTACTCTAAAGCCTATCCTGGTGCAAAATGGAGAGAGCAAGAAAAAGAATGGAAGTTTCCTTCAGGTGCAAGAATAGAGTTTGGATACGCAGAGAACTTAACTGATGTATTACGTTACCAAGGACAATCATACACTTGGATTGGAATCGATGAATTACCTCAGTATCCAACCGAAGATATTTATAATTTTCTTCGGTCTTCTTTACGAAGTGTTGACCCTGAGATTCCTGTCTATATGAGAGCAACAGGAAATCCTGGAAATGTAGGTTCACAATGGGTAAAAGAAATGTTCGTTGACCCCGCACCTGCAAATACAAGATTTGAAATAGAAATTAAAACTCCTGTAGGAATAAAAAAAATTACAAGAAGATATATTCCTGCCAAGCTACAAGACAATCCGTACTTGATGCAAACAGATGATTACTATGCAATGTTGGCATCATTACCTGAAGTTCAAAGAAAACAATTCTTAGAAGGTAATTGGGAAGCGTTTGAAGATTCATCTTTTCCTGAGTTTAATAAACAGCTTCATGTCGTTAAACCTTTTGACAT